AGTGGTAGCATCTACGATAACAAGGAAGGATTAAAGAATGATCCTTCATATCCTGGTAACTTGCTAAGTCAGGATGAAGACACCAGGCGACAACTATTAGAGGGAAGATGGAAAGTGAGTAATAGTCCTAATGATGTTTATGAGTACGATAGCTTTGCAGGATTGTTTGAGAACGTTAAGGGAGTAAATAAGACAGGCAAGTACATTACAGCCGATATTGCTATGAAAGGAAGTAACAAGCTTGTAGTTGGATATTGGGAAGGTATGGAGCTAGTGGATATGGAGATAATGGATAAGAGTGATGGTAAGCAAGTGATAGATTTAATTAATCGTATGGCGCAAAAGTATTCCGTAGAAAATCGGTATATTTGTTATGACGCAGATGGTGTAGGTAGTTATGTGGATGGATTCATAAAGGGTGCGGTACCGTTCAATGGTGGGGCATCAGCTATGAGTGTAAAGGATGAGGCATCAGGCAGACTAATAAAAGAGAATTACTTTAACCTAAAGACACAATGCTACTACAGATCAGGTGGAAGGGTTGGAGATGGACAAATGAAGATTAGTAAGAATGTAGCATCTAAGATGTACGATAGTACAATGACAGTAAGGCAAAGATTTATGTATGAGCGTAAAGCAATACAAAGGGCTAAGAGTGATTATGATGGTAAGCTAAGGATAGTGGGCAAGGATGAGATGAAAGTAAAGCTAAATGGAGATAGCCCGGATTTATTGGATATGTTTATGATGAGAGAAATATTTGAGTTAAAACCAAAATTAATATTTGCATATGAAATGGATTGATAAGATATTTGGGAAAAAAGAAGTAAAGACTAAGGCTGTCAATAATATGGTTGGCATGACCATAAATGCTAGCAATGCTATCTTCCCAAGTTGGCAGACTATTGAGGCAATCAACCAGTACTGTACAATTGATGACATTTATTCAGTGATTAGTTACTTAGCTGAGACAGCTGCAAGGATTCCATTTTATGGCTATGAGGTTGTTGATGATAATGCGATGAAGGGATATAAAAGACATGACTTCAAAAGCATACAAAAGAAATACTATAAGACTAAAGCACTGCAGGATCTACAGCCTGATGATATCTTTATGAAGATGTTAGACGGCATCAGCTATGAGGACAAGATAAAGTACTACACAATTCTTTACATTACTGGAGAATTGTTTTTGTATAAGGAAGTATTGGAGTTAGGACCAAATGCAGGTATGGTTACACTACATGCATTGAATAATCAGAATGTAACAGTATTAGTTAGTGATACATTCCCTCAAAGAGTTGTTGGTTATAGATACTTTGATACAAACTTTGACGGCAAGTTTACTACTGATGAGATTATACACGTTAAGTATTACAATCCTACCATCACCAATGGTCAGCAGTTTAGGGGCTTAAGTCCGTTACAAGTTTTAACTAAAAGGGTAACAAGATTGGATGCGGGAATGAATGCATCAGTAGCACAAATGCAGAATGGCGGTGTGCCTGGTATTGTGTATGAGAAATCAGATTTTGCAGTTGAGACGTTAGGACAGCGTAAGAATGATTTTGCTAAGTACTTAAAGAATAGCAGTAACAAAGGTGCGCCATACTTTGCAGCCGGTGAGATGGGTTATTTAGAGTTAGGGTTGAAGCTTGCAGATATGGAGGTGGCAGACTTACAAAAGATAGACTTTACTAAGATTTGTAATGCTTACAAGTTCCCTGAAGTGTTGTTGAATAATACTGATAGCAGTACATACAACAATATGAATACAGCATTAAAGATGTTGTATACAAATTCAATCTTACCAAACATACATTTGTTTAGAGATGCATTGATTAACGGCATACTTCCAATGTATACTGATGGAATAAAAAGGACCATTGAGATAGACATCAGCGACATACCTGCAATGCAGGATGATATGAAAACTCAAGCTGAGGCATTGAGTGCTATGTGGTGGATAACACCAAATGAGAAGAGAGAGATACAAGACTTTGAGATGATAGAAGATGATGTAATGAATCAGATTATAATTGATTCAGGTAAGCAATTAATAACGGATTTAACCATCAATGTAGCTGATTTACCTTTATAATAATGGAAAAAAGCATCGAGCAAATAACGAGCATAATTGAAAGTAAGATATCAATGATACTTATCAGTGAGTTGCCGGTGCCATCATGCCCATTAAAGAAACAGCAAAGGGAATGGAAAGTTGAGCAAATAAAGAAATCATTAGCAAACAAATTCGGTAATTCCGGATTAGGCATTACAGTTAGTTTATGACACAACAGGAACAACAAGCATATTGGAATAAGTGGAGTAAGTTCCAGCAAAGGTATGAGAAATTGTATACGCCTAAATTTCATAAAGCATTACAGATACAATTGGATGCATTTATTAAGACACAGGATCCAATGACATTGCCAGTGTTCCCAATCTACGAAGTTTTAGTTTCATTATATAAGACTGTTGGTCCAGCATGGGCAAGAGTTACTAGAACTGAATCAATAAAGGCAGACGATGCATTTGTTACTGGTCAAATGGGGTTCAATGAAAGGATAGTTGAGTTGATGAATCAATACTACGGAATAGATTTGCTTAATGATGCAAACCTAATGACAAACTACAGTACAGCATTTATACAAAAGGTGTTGAGTGATGCAGCCATAACAGGAGCATCATTTGATGACATAGTAAGGCAGTTGTTAGTTAGTCCTGCATTTAATGCAATGAGGGCAAGAAGGATAGCTAGGACTGAAACTGTTACCAGTGCAAATGGTGCAGCTATGATTTATGCAAATGAATCGGGTAATGTAATGGAGAAAGTATGGATAGCGGTTAAAGATAAAAGGACTAGGCATGATCATAGAATGGTTGATGGTACAAGGCTACCAATTGAGACACCATTTACACTAACAAATGCAAAGCTAGGAGATATTGGAATGATGCAACCTGGTGTAAGAAGTCAGCCCAATGGGTTGCCTGTTCCGGCTGAGGAAGTTGTTAATTGTAGATGTACGGTTGCATTTAAGGCTAAGCGTGATAGAAACGGCAGAATAATTAGGAGATAATTTTGGATTATTTATTAAAATAAAATAGTAACTTTATACCAATGAACAGCATATACAACATAAAAGATGTATCAATAAGCTCCGAGATAATGGATATGAATCCAATACAGGGCATTGTTACTGGTTATTTTAGCAAGTTCAATAATGTAGATAGTGATGGAGACATTATGAAGCCTGGCGCATTCACTAAGACAATTAGTGAGCAAGGTCCACAATCTGCACAACCTAGAATTAAGCATTTGCTTAATCATGATCCTTCACAACCTTTAGGTAAATTACTTAGTTTAAAGGAAGATGCTTATGGATTGTATTATGAAAGCCAAGTAGGTACACATGAGGGCGGTGAGGATTTTATTAAGATGGTAGAAAGTGGGTTGATAACTGAGCATTCAATTGGATTTAAAATAATAAAGCGTAACCAGGTCCAATCCTATGAAAACTATTTACGCAATCCATCATTAGGACAATTTGAGATTACTGAGGTAAAGTTATATGAGGGTAGTTCTTTAACAGCGTGGGGTGCAAATGCATTAACACCAATCACATCACTTAAGGGTGATAAGAATTTAGATGTAGATATGATAGTAGCTAAGACTGCTGCTATTGATAAGTTCTGCAGAAACACTACAGCAACTGATGACACAATACAGATGTTGTTATTACATAGTAAACAATTAGCTCAATTAATTCTAGATATGAAATCTAACACTACTCAACCGGTTACAACCATTGAGCCAGTAGATGACACATTGGATATTATTAGGCAGTTTAGAAATAAAATTTAATCAATTACAAAAACCATAAGACATGGAAAAGAAAGAATTAATGTCAGAATTGGAAGCGTTAAAGTCAACACTTGAGACTTCAATATCTGAGAAAACTAAGTCTGAGATTGCTGATCAATTGAAATCAGTAGTAACAGCAGTTGATGAGAAAATCAACGCATTTGGCAACGGTAGTGATTCAGCTGAGGCTGTAAAAGCTATGACTGATGAGTTCAACAAATTGAAAGCTGAGCAAGCTGCAATCTTAAAAGGATTTGATTTGTTACAAACTAGAGTAAAATCTACATCTGCATCTAGCATGGAGAAAAAATCATTTGGTCAATTGTTTACTGAAGGAATGGAAGAGAATTTCGACCAAATCCAAAACGTAAAGAAGGGTAAGCCATTCCGTATGGAAATCAAAGCTGTAGGTAATATGACTTTGACTAACAACTTGACTGGTGATGGTGTTGCATCTTATGCAGCTACACAAGCTATCTTGCCAAGCCAAAAAATCAACTTTAGAGATTTGATGCCAACTGCAATCAGTCCAACTGGTTTGTATGTTCAGTATCGTGAAACTGGTGGCGAAGGTGCTATCACTACACAAACTGAAGGATCATTCAAAGGTCAAATTGATTACGATTTATCTGAAATCAAAATCGTTGAAGATTATATTGCAGGCTTTGCACGTTTCTCAAAGCAAATGGCTAAGCAATTACCATTTATGCAAACAACTTTGCCAAGATTGTTATTAAGAGATTTCTACAAGGCTGAAAATGCTGCATTCTTTACAGCTGTAAGTACTGCTGCAACTGGCTCTACTACATCTGCTGAGACTGATGATATCAAATTTATCGTTGATGCAATTGCAGCTCAAATGCAAGCTAACTACAATGCATCTTATGCGTTAGTATCTCACAATCAATTAGCACGTTTGAACAAGTTGTTATACACTAACGGTTACTATCAAGGATCGGGTGGTATTTTATCTGCAAGCAACGGAAACGTAGCAATCAGTGGAACACCAATCTTACCAGCATCTTGGGTAACTGATGATAAAATCTTGATTATCGATAGAGATTATCTTGAGCGTGTTGAGACTGAAGCTATCACCGTAGAATTTGCTATGGAAGATGCTGACAACTTCACTAAAAACTTAATCACTGCACGTATCGAGTGTCTTGAAGATGTAAACTTAATGATGCCTGCATCTGCTTTGTTTGCTGATTTAGGAAACGTATAGTAAGTAGTTTGTTTGTTTGTTTGATGATGAATAAAAAGGCCCTACCCTACGGGGTGGGGCTTTTTAAAATAAAATAATCATGGTAGAGTATAACAGTGTCTTAGATGTTCAATTTCAAGATGGGGAAATAACTGAGCCGGTTACATTAACTGAGGCAAAGAATTTTTGCAAGATAGACATAAGCACTGATGATGATTTAATCAATGTATTGATAACTGCTGCAAGGCAAATGTGTGAAGCTTACACTGGTGTAGGTTTTGTTGAGCATGAGGCAGTAGCAGTATTAAATAATAGCAACGGAGACATTTACATTCCTTATGGTCCTATGATTGAGATTATAAGCGTAGAAAATGAGCAAGGTACTACATTGGTATTAGATTTGGATTATACTTTAGGAGGCAATGAGTTTAAGAGACTAAAGACACCATACGCAAACAATATAACCATTGATTACATTACAGGTTACACAACATTACCTGAAGCTTTAAAGACAGCATTACTTAACCAGGTGTATTACTTGTATGACAATAGATCAGTAGGAGTGGATGACATTAGTCCAATAGCTAAGATAATTTTAAACCTTTACAAGCGTGTATAAATTAAATCGTAGAGTTACTATAAATAGATACACAACGAGCTTAAATGAGTTCGGTGGGTTGGTTAGTGTGCTTACCGGTAGTTGGTCAAAGTGGGCTGATGTGGAAGATAGAGACGGCTCTACGGCTAAAAGTTATGATCAGAATCAATGGACTTATGACCAGAATTTTGTGTTAAGGTATGAGATGGAGCGACCAACTAGAAGTAATGATGTGATAGAATACGAATCACAATTTTATAAGATTAACTCTATCCAAATAAGAAAGGAAGGGGCTAAATCTTTTGAATATATAAAGGCGACTAAATTAGATGAATCAATTAACTCAGATGCACCAATGGATACAGGTAATATAAAAGTTTACAACTACATCGCAGATGGTGGCGAGTATCAATTTACTTATAATGGGTTAGTTGGTAAAAATGTTTTTGGTGCGTTTAAAGATGGTATACAATACTTAGTAATCACATCGGGTAGTCCAGTAGGCAAAGAGGTATTATACAATAGTGCTACAGGTGAGTTTACTTGGGGTGCTTATTTTGAAGTTAACGAGGTTGCAACAATACTATACTACTAATGCAATTAGAAGTCAAAGGCATAGATACGCTGATAAAAAAAATGGATATGTTAGCAGCTAATGTACAAAATGATGTACAAGCTGAGCTTAATGCGTGGGCTGATGATACGGCAGCAAATGCAAAATCATTAGTACGTACAAATAGTAGTGATGAAGGTATGTTATTAAGGTCAATAAGTCCAAAATATGGACAAGGCTTGGCAAGTGTGGTAGCATCGGCAAAATATGCAGCTTATATTGAGTTTGGTACAAGAAAATATGCGGCTGATTATGTAAGTAGTTTGCCTGCAGATTGGCAAACATATGCAGCAACATTTAAAGGAAAAGCAGGTGGAACGTTTAAAGAGTTTTTATTATCTATAATGGGTTGGGTAAGCAGGAAAGGAATAGATAAAAAAGCGGCTTATCCAATAGCTAGAAAGATAATGATAGATGGAATAAGAGCAAAACCATTCCTTTATCCATCAGTACAAAAAACATTACCTGAGTTAAAAAAGAATTTAATAGCAATATTTAAATTATGAGAGACGTAAACAGTGCAATATTACAAGCTTATTATGAGATTGTATCAGGATTGGATATTCCTGTTTATGAGGGTGAGGAGCCTGATGATGTAAAGCATAAAATTTATTGCGTTATCAATGATGCAACATCAACTGAAACAAGTACAGCAAATTCATCAGACGTTAATTTAACTATTCAGTTGAGCGTTCATAGTTGGGAATACAAATACAATAACAGCAAAACATTAAATACTGCGTGTGGGGCAATTATAGAGGCAATAAAGCCTGATGGGGTGTCAAACATAGATTTGTCAGCCTACGGACTGCAGATGTGTAATTTAACCTTACAAACGGACAGAACGGAAAGATTTGGTAATTTAGGTGGCAAAGTATTTATTTCAAGGATATTGATTTTTAAACAAGATATTTTCGTAATTTCATAACAAATTAAAATTTAAATAAAATGGCAGAACACAAAGTAGCCGGCGGCACGATGTTATTATTCATTGATCCTAATGGTGGAACGGATTATGATATGGTAGTATGTCTCACATCAGTAAGCAAATCTGATTCAATTACAGTAGTAGATGCATCTAGTGCATGTGGACCTGATAAAAGTCCTGGTACATTAGAATTGTCTTATGCTTTTGAAGGTCAGCATTTGCAAGATCCTACAACAGGCAAAATTAGTGGTACATCATTACGTCAATTGTTAAGAGCAAAAACTACAATTGGTTGGAAGATTGCTCCTGAAACACCAGTAGCTGGGGATGAGATTGAAAGTGGTACAGGTTTTTTATCTGAATTAAGCTCAACTTATTCTTTTGATTCTATCGGCACATTTTCGGGCACTATAAATCCTTATGGAGATCCTACATTATCAATAGACTAATTATAAAAAATAATGGCTGAACATAAAGTACAGGGTGGTAATATGCTACTCTTCATTGATCCTGATGGAGGCACTGACTATAATATAGTTGTGTGCCTTACATCTGTTGGTAAATCTGACAGCATAACTGTAGTAGATGCTTCCAGTGCTTGTGGCCCTGATAAAAGTCCAGGCACATTGGAGTTATCTTATACTTTTGAGGGTCAGCATTTACAAGATCCTACAACTGGTTCAATTAGTGGTACTGATTTAAGATTCTTATTAAGAGCTGAGCAAACAATTGGTTGGATGATAGCACCTGAATCACCAGTAACTGGGGATGAGATAGAGAGTGGAACAGGGTTTTTATCTGAGTTAAGCTCAACCTATTCTTTTGACTCGGTTGCTACATTTTCAGGATCTATAAGTATATATGGCACACCTTCATTAAGCATTTATGGTGGTGGTGGCGGTGGGTTGGCAGTTGGTCAATCTTATCAAGGTGGTATCATTGCGTATTTAAATGGCACTGGAGATCATGGTATAATAGTTAATTTAACAGCTGGTATTTTAAGCAATAGATGGGGTGCTACAGGGCTTATTGGAGTTACTGCTGATACACTTTATGGTGGTCAAGCAAATACCAATACAATATCAACTGCATATGCTACATCAGCTGCTAGAGATGCCAATAATTTAACCACTAATGGTTATACTGACTGGTGCCTTCCAACTACTGCTGATTGGTATGCAATAGCTCCAAATTATATAGCTGCAGGAATCACTGATGGTTTATATTGGACTTGTGTAGAAGATTCAGGAGATGCTACATTAGCGTTTAATTTTCAACCATCAGCAAATAGTGCGTTTAATCAAACTAAAACCGATGATATGCCATTTTTGGCTGTAAGATATTTCTAAACTAAACTAAACAAAAATGAAAATCAAATTAAACGGACAAGAGTA